GGCCAGCTGTTATTGCAGGTCAGGTGGTGGAAAAGCCTACGCTTGTGATGTTTGGTACTGATTGGGATATGCGCGAGCGCACTATTTATGGCACTACGGCGAGTTATTTCCACTACACTGGTGGTCTGATCACCTTTGTTGCCGTAGAGTTCTGGGTCGAGAATACCGAGCTGGAGACTGATCCGGGAGATGTTCAGGGTCTCATCGGAGGCTACATCTCTTACTGGGTCAACCAGTTCAAAAACCAAGATATCACTTGGCTGCCCATGGACGCCTCAGACGCTGAGACCATCAGCAAGTTGAGTGAGCGCTGGTACGATCCCGAGTTCATCACAGAGGTTCAGCAGGTCATGACTCAGATCTTGAGCGGTGCCAGTGAAGGACGCTTGACGCTCACGGCGATGAAAATTACCGTCCGGACAGATACCGTTCAATCCTTTAGGAAATGGAGCGGCCAATGATTCAACTAATTGGCAAGACCTTGATGCTCTTTGGAATAATGGCTGGTCTCTGTCTGATGATGGTTTATGCGCCTGATTATCTCAATGTGCCATCGGTGGCTGACAGGATTGCTCCACCGACCTTTCTCTCACTGGATGGAGTTGAAGTCTACCAGCCTCAAACTATCGCACAGGAACAACTGGTGATAGTGATGTACTGGAGTGTGCAGTGTACGGCGTGCGCCGAGCAACGCGAAAACCTCCGGGCCTATTTTGCAGACTCTCCGTATGCGGATCGGATTGGATTGGTTTATGTGAACGCATGGGAAGACCAAGCCGCTGTCCAAGCATACGTCGATGCTCTGCCAGTCACGGAGCTACCTGAATACTGGCTTACGACTGACATTGCTCCTCCCGGTGCAGAGACTATCCCCTACTGTCTGGTGTATGTCAATGGAGAAGAAGCGCTCACATGGAATGGTCGCCAAACGGTAGCGGAATTAAAACAAACATTCGAGGGAGGTAACTAATGTGCTGGATGAGCCCGTGGGGGCCCATATGCATTGATCACCCAACGCTGATTGCCATTGTGAGTTTCGTCCTTGGCACTTGGGGGTACGTTGTGGTATACTTGAGGAAGAGGGTAAAGAAATGAACAAACGTTTGAAAGTGTACGGAATCGCAATACCCATCTTTTTGGTGCTGAGCCTTGTGTTCGGTGCATTCGCTCAGTTCGGTGGGGAGATGTACCGGGATTCCTACTACCAAGCCGGTGCGTATGCAGGCTTTGAGGTAGGATATCAGTACGGCATTGCCGAGGGATATCAGTACGGTATCTACGCAGGCTATCAGTATGGCCTTCAGGAAGGCTATTATTATGGCGTAGCCGACGGCAAGACCGAAGGTTACCTCAACACGGTGATGAACTGGGACAATCCATGGCATCAGGCGGCTCTAGCATTGGAAGAGGAGCTCTGGTTTGTCGATGTCGCTGCTGTCTTTAGGGTTTCTACCAACTCTGAGGGGAATACATGGACCGAAGTGTGGATTTACCTTGCGGTTCCGCTCTATGTGACCGAAGAGGGGACTATCGCGGCCTACAGCCTCGAAGACCTCGATGAGGTTGCACCTGAAGTGACGGCAGCCTTGGTGACTATGGTTAAGAGCGCGCGCACAGACGAAGCGATTGTCAAGATTACGTTGATGGGAACGGTCGATATGTACGCACCGACCATCTACTTTCCTTACGACAATGTCAGCTACGAGATGAGCGATGTTCTGGCTGGTGCTTGGGAAAAGGGAATGCGCGATGAGAAGCAGACAGCATTCCAAGAGCGAGGTCTTGAGAATAAGCCAGCAGCAAAGAACCAATTTACTTGGCCGTACAATCCTTTCTATCTAGCCGAACTACAGGCGGCTCAGGAAGCACAACGGTCGGGTAGCACTACAGCATCAACACCGAAATGACACGGTAAGAGCTGTACACCCCCTCGGGGCAGGGGGCTGTCAAGATAGGAGGCATAATGGGTAAACCCGAGACGCATGTTGCATATTTGCCGGTGCGGTTTGAAAAGACGCTGGATTTACGTCAGCGAGCACAACAAGCCGGACAGTTGCAGCAGGTCATTAGTCAGTTTGTCGTCGAGCTCCTGTCCAACGGCAAGGCGCTGACGTGTCAGGTCGCTATCGAACGTCAGAAGCAACTGGAGCAAGACGAGTTCTACATGGTCGCCATTTATTGGCGGGAGGCACACTTGCACGACGTTTTACATAAGATGGACATGCAAATGTTCAAACGCTGCGTGAAGTGTGGAAATCCATTTATGGAGGGACACGAATGTCACCAGCTTACCCCAAGCCAGGGCGAAAGCCTAGAGGGAGAGCAGCCAAGCGGAATCCTAAAGTTAGGGACGCCGCCATCAGACGGGACGGGGCTTGTCTCTACGGGCTAGTCTATCAAGACGGATGTATCCCTGGCTTTGACGCTGCTCACATCAAGTCATGGGGCAGTGGCGGACTAGAGGTCGATGTATTGGAGAATCTGATCTGTCTATGTCGGAAACATCATCAGGCACACGAGAACGGACGGATTGCAGATATCACTCTCCAGTGCATTCTCTATAATTTTTACGGTTACGGGCCAGATCCAGGTACCGTGATGACACTTGACGCGGTCAAGGATATGGTACAGGATGATTTTGGGCTTCCGCTACGGGTTGATTGTAAGGACGGACGCATTATGATGTTCTCGATGACGGGTACGTCCAAACGTGCGGAGATCCCAATGACAGTGGGCTTTATCGAGAATATCTCTACACAGATGGCGGTAGAGATTCTCAAGCATAAGTTGCACAGCAAATTTGGAGGAAGCGATGTTTGAAGGTTACGCATCAGGTATGATGACCTCACCGCAGGTGATGGCCGAGCAGTGGATCAAGAACCTGAATGATTACATCAAGATCAATGAACTGCCCGAGGTTACAGAGTACAATGTGAGCGATAGTGGCGTTATCGTTCGCTGGGACGGACATTGGGCACTGTTTCCGCTGACGGAATTGGGCCGCTGGACGCCCGAGGCTGCTATTTCGCAATTGAGACAACAATGATCCTAACCGAAGCAGATGAGGTGCTCCTCCCAGGAGCATTACGACAGAATAAAGGCTTTGCAGCAGCCACCAAGTGGTATTTCGACTGGGAGCCCCTGCCGAAACAATGGGCTTTTCACCAGATCGCAATACCGAATGTGACTTTCCTAGGCGGAATTGCGTGTGGGAAGACATATTCGGTCGCAGCATCGTATTTGATAGACTGTCTCAGCATTCCGTACTTTGGAGCACTCAATACTTCGGTGACATCGACACAGGCGGAGCTGGTTTTTGAAGTGGTTATGGGCTGGATTGAGCAAAATGAGCGTCTAGAACATTTGATCGAGCATGTCACGCTCAAACCGTTTCCGATGATCGACTTCAAGAATTTCTCCTACTGGCACTTTCGTACTATGGGCAAGGATGCGAAATACATTCGGGGTTCGGAGTACGACCGTATTAACGTAGACGAGGCTGGGCTCGACTACGAGGGAATCTCGCTGAAGCGCCTTCGTGGACGATTGCGCGGTAAGCGCCCAGACAAAACAGTCCGCATGGCTAGATTGGATGTAACGACATCTCCGACAGATGCACCGTGGCTGCGGGAAAGGTTTGATCGAGGAACCAAGGGACACCCACAGGCTCAGCTGGATCTCTACAGATCAATTCGCGCAACGATCTACGAGAATATACACTTGACACCTGAGCAGATCCATAACATGGAAGCGGACTACACGGATGAGATGATCGACGTTGAACTAAAAGGACTGTTCCCGGACTATGGTATGACTACATTTCCTAGACGACATCTTGATTTCTGTACATCACAGGATCTGACAGATCTGATGACGGACGCTATTAGACCCGAAACGGGATCTCCTACGCGTGGGTTCCGCTATCAGGAGCACCCTCGACACGGCATTGTGCATTGGGAAATGCCACCTGTACCTCATGGGATGTATGTCTTAGCAGGCGATCCGGGTACTGGCGATCCACCGAAGCGTAACTCTCCGTGCGTGCTCGTCGCACGGGTAGACCAGAAACCGTATGATATCGTATATTTTGACTGGGTCTTTGGGCATGGGTCCTACATGCCGTTTCTACAATCATTCAAATATGCTATCGATCTCTACCAGCCGGTCTTTTCCGGCATGGATACCACCAGCACACAGAAAGCGATCAATGAGCTGGCATTCGAGAACGTCGGGATTTATGTAGACGGGTTGAACTTTCAACGGGACAAAGAAGGTATGCTGAACGCTTTGTCCATCGCCGTCACCAATCACTGGTTCCGCTGGCCTCATATCAAAGGACTGCTGTTCCAGATGAGGCACTATCGCCGGGAAGAAGATAAATCATCGGCCCGGCAACCACAAGACATCGTGATGACCTTGGCGGAGTTAGCATTCCTCTGCCGCTACCTCCCGGGTGAAGTCAACAAGGAAGTGCGTAGACAATCCAAGGTCAACAATCGCAAAATACGCACACGACATGTCGTTAGACGGAGGCGAAGATGAAATACGATTACAAATGTCAAGGAGGCCACATTGTTGAAATCGAGAAGAAAATGGCGGAGCCACACCCCACGGATTGTCCTCTCTGCGGGAAACCGCTCCAGCGTATTTTCAATCCAGTACCTATACATGGTTTTTCACCGTATCTCAGCGACCAAGCTATGAGAGGTAGGGAACTTGACGATTACGACAAGAAGTTTGGGGTCATAGAAGGAGAGTGATATGGCTAAGGTAACGAAAGACGACCGCAAGAAAACTGGCATGAAGGGCGGTGGCAAGAGCGGGAAGTATCCTGTGGCTACCGTCGCTCAATGCTTGAGCGCCATCAAACTTCGCCATCATGGGAAGGGTACTACGGCGTCCGGCGTTCTGTCTCACGTAGCTCGCTCCAAGCACGGCAAGAACCCTCGGGTTCAGGCTGCGCTGAAGAAAGCTCGTGAAGCCGACAAGAAGAAGAAATAACCAAGGAGGTCTACAATGCACGGAGGCAAGCTGAAGATCATGGGCTATACCTACAAGGTCAATCTTGTAGAGGAAGCCAGCGAAATGCGAGCGTCGGGGCACTTGCATACCGGAAAGCAGGAAATTCGTGTCGCCTTGGATCAATGCGATGAGGGGCGTATCTCGACACTGATCCATGAGGTCATTCACGCCATTCTCTGGCATCTTCAGGTCGAGCTACCAGAAGAAGACTTGATGCGACTAGAGACTGGACTCTTTGCCTTTCTGAAAGATAATGGGATCGACATATCCAAACTGGAGTCAATCGTATGCAAGTAGATCTGTATTTTGAGGACTGTTGGTTCACCATGGAGCGAATGAAGATGGACGGGGTCGAGGTCGATCTCGCCATCACGTCGCCTCCGTATCTGGTCGAGCAGGATTACGAGAAAGATGTGGAGATGGTCGAGTATCAAGATCTGCTATGGTCTACCTATTGGAACCTAGCGTTGGTCCTCAAACCCGGAGGATACTTTGTCATCAATTTTGGCGATCAAGCGAGAGGCAAACGCTTCCGTGAGACAGAGACGCATACCACCATTCCCATGAGTGTGACGCACTGGGACTGCGGCACTGGCGTCGGCCTAGAACTTCAAGCAACTAGAGTGTGGCGAAAGAAGTTCGCCAGAATGGGGATTCCCTTTGTATGTAATCACTATCCAAGACCAGTCTTTGATTACGAGCATATCTGGACATGGCGCAAGCCGGACGGAGTCGGCAAGGAAATCGTTAGGGATCGCAAACTTTCTCAAAGGGGCGTTCTTGAATTTGAGGATGACCACCCGCTCAAGCGGTTCCCTGCGGCCTTTCCTCTCGGGCTACCGAAGTGGGCAATTCAAGTATATTCCGATATCGGAAACCTCGTATACGATCCTTTTATGGGATCTGGGACCTCTGGACTGGCTGCAATCAGCCTGGACCGTCGGTTTATAGGCTCCGAGATTGACGAAAATCTGCGAGACACCGTCGAGAATTTGCTTGGGTTGAGATCTTGACATCGGAAACAGATTATGCTATCATTACAGTATGAGCAAGCGCAGGTCTCTACAATAGCATCCTTACAAGGACGATTCTTCAATGAACTCCTCCTGCTTCAGTCGGCTAGACTGCTCATGCTAGGAAACCAACTTGCTCGAAGAGATCAGCCACCCAAGATGGGAGGACTGATCGTCTCTGCGCATTATCATAGGACAAGGAACCCTCATGGCCATCTATGACTTTCCTGAGTACTCGGACCTTGGCGGTATTAGTGCTGCTCAACGTGATACTTGGGAGGGCGAAAAAGCGCTTCGCGCCAAATATCGCTATTATTATTCTGGGGATGTATTTCGAGAGGACGTGCCTTTCGAGGCTGGTACCGATCAGGCTGAGACTCCTCCTCTCTATCCCGTTGGTATGAACCTGGTCAAAATGCTTTGCGTGGCGCAAGCTGAGGCCCTGTATGGCGAGTGGGAAGACGACATCGTTCGTTTCAAAGTTCGCCAAGACGCTGAGGAGAACGCCTCGACAACCTCAGCAATAGAGCTCGCCAGTACCATCCTCCAGGCTAATCAATGGAATGCTCAAGCCTATGAGTGTTCATTGGACCGGGAGATCTATGGTGGTACGGCAATTAAAATTGGTCCGGATCTTGCCAAGCCGGGTTTTATCCGGATGGGCCGAATGGATCTGGATAGCTTTTATCCCGTCTGGGACCCAGATGATCCCATGGAGCTTCTTCAGTGCTGGATCAAAACAACCATTACCAGAGAACAGTGCATCGCTAAGTATGGTTTCGATCCCAAGAAAGACAAAGTAGATCGTGTCGAATACTGGGATCGCAAGGTTTACGAAAATCGCATAGACAATAAACGTATCGATGCGTACTCGGGTGGCAATCCGTGGAAGCTCGTTCCTATTGTCTACATACCACGATTGCGCTCCAATGCCTGGTGGGGCGATGCTCTTACCCCCGATCTCATGTCTGTCCAGGATGAACTGAATATGCGGATCGCGGACTTGGGTGAGAGCCTAAACTATAACAGCCATCCAACTCGGTGGGGTTTGAACATGCCCAATGCGTTCAACTCTACGAACTTCGAGCTGGGGGCTAATGCGATGTGGGATCTGGGACGGGCGATTGGGCAGAATACGCCTGTGCCACAAGTAGGCGTTCTGGAAATTCGAAATCCGGTTCCTGAACGAGCACTTGACTTCTTGAAATTCTTATATGACTGGAGCCGTACATCCTCCTTCTCCCCGCCCATTGCATTTGGTGAGGACGAGGGCGGCGGACAGCGCTCCGGCAGAACGCTCGAAATCCGGATGTGGCCTTTGATTAGAACCACACGGAGATCACGAGCCTACATGGCTGCCGGGCTACAGCGTATCCTGTACATTATTGGAGTTATTCTTCGCCAGAAGGGTATTGAAGGTGTACAGCACTCCGCAGGTCGTTTTAGAGACGGTAGCATCGTTCCGGCCTTCTGGCCAATGATGCCGAAAGATCAGGCAGCGATTGTAGATCAGGTTGTGAAATTGATGAGTATTGAGCCGATGCCCGCCTTATCCCTGAGCACAGCTCATAAATGGCTGGGTCTGGGCCCGGGAGAAACTCAACGTATTCATGACATGATTGACAGTCCGGAGTACAAACAGCTAGTCGAGCGTGCTCAAAGAGTGATGGCGCAGCGACAGCAATCATCTAGCTCTAATCGCTCACAAGAGCGTTAGAAGACCAACATAAGCCCCGTGGACTACGCAGCCATGCGACACGGGCACTCACAAGGAGAGTGACATGGCATACTTAGACGCAGCAAAAATTGCTGCACTTCTCAAGACAGTAGGCCCAGCATCATTTCGACGTGCGATGCTCGTTTTACTGCCTGAGATCAACACCGCTATTCAGACCGATGCTGCGGCAGGTCTAGACGCATTACCGGAAACCGCCGGTGTTGCGGAAGCGGAAAAGCTCGTTCAGCTTGGATCTGACAAAGAAATCGACGCGATGACCGTCGGTGCTCTGTCGTTAGGTGCTGGCGCTGGTACAGAAGTCACGGCTACGGCTGCGGAACTGAACCAGTTGGCAAGCACTGATCTGGCAGACGAGTTTGCGGCCCTCGAAGGTATGGACACGGAGTTGGGCCTGCTCTCTGGTTTGACCATTGCAGCAGCAACCCTCAATGCTCTAACGTCCAATCCTGGCAAGCGTGCAATCAATATCCTGCGCGTGGCAGCAGCGGGTGAAGATGGAGAGACCGTAACTATCGGTGACGATACTTACGAGCTCGACACGGAAGACGTTGAAAATATCACTGAGGGCAACATTCGGGTGGACGTGTCTGGTGGCACGACTGAGAAGTCCCAAGGTACTCTCACCATTGGTGCGCAGGTAACCGCGGGTGATACCTTCACAATCGGCGACAAAGAATTTACGTTTGTTCCGAATGGTACGGCCAACGCTGACGGCGAAGTCAACGTTGGTGCTGACGAGGCCGGTTCCAAGGCCAACATTGTTAACGCTATCGAAGGTGACGATGGTTGGAATGAGGCCAGCGAGTGGGTGACGTGTGCGGAAGCCTTTGATGGCGACGATCTCGTGCTCACTGCAATCGTTGGCGGTACTGTGGGTGATGAAATTGCAACGACCGAGACGTTTACCTCCGGGGAAAACGTTTTCGATGCCCCAACCCTCGGTACAACCAATGCCGGTGTGGACCCGACGGCAGGTGAAGTTTCCGATGCTCTCATTGCAGCCATCAACGCAAGTGCAACGGAAGACGTAACCGCTGTGGACATCGGTGCCAATGAAGTTCTGCTAATCGCAGACGCAGTTGGCGTGGTCGCATTAGCCTGTACAGAGACTCTGGCTGGCGCTAGCAACGCTTGGGCAGCCGCAACGATGTATGGCGGCGCTGCACCAGCAGCCGTGAAGATCGTGGCACAGGCTCGTGTTCCCAATGCTACGGAAGTTGCCCTAGGCAACATACACTTCATGTTCGACTTTACACCTTCCTTTGCGCAAGCACAGGTTCGTGTGACAGCCGATGGAAGTCCGAAGGCATGGGACGGCGCTCTAACAATGACCGGTGGGCGAATTTCGCTCGATAACTCCGGTGGCACGGATTGGGCTGATACAGACACCGTGTACGTGATTGCTTGGGCGTAAATCTGAGTTCTAATAGGGGGAGGAGGACGTTCCTCCCCCAAAAAATCCTGGAGGTAAGGAAAAGATGACTACACCTTTGGAACCTACCCCTGCTCAGCAGCCCCCTGTGGACCCTGAACAGCAGGCAGGCAACAACCCGGAGACGACACCTCCGGTAACCCCACCGGAAACGCCACCCCAGACTCCCCCAGCAGGGCAAACGCCCCCTGAGTTAGACTGGAAGAAGCGCTACGATGGCGCGGTGCTAAGTTTGCAACAGCTCACGGCGGAAAAGCGAACCCTTGAGGCCAGCATTCAGGAGAAGACCTCTCAAGTAGAGCAGCTTCAAGCGACCCTGTCTTCCAAGGACATCGAAAAGACCGTCGCAGTCGGTGAGCGGGACAAAAACCTTGAGGCGGCTCTGAAACAAAACCAGGATCTGCAAGCGGAACTCGCATCTCTCAAGGCTTTCAAGTTGAAGATCGAAGTAGCAAAGGAGCTCAACGCTCCCGAGCTGGTTCAGATCGCGGATCGTATCCCAGACTTGACGGACAAAGAGGTGTTGACGAACGTTATGCAAGACTTCTTGGGCTTTCGACAGAGTGGCATCAGGGAGCGGGAGACGGCTCTATTATCAGGTATTACGCCTCCTACCCCGCCGATCCAGAATACCCCATCGAAGCCTACCACGGCTGAAGGTTGGCAGACTTATGTCAACGAGTTCGCCATCGGTTCGAAAGAACGTATGGCAGCCTTCGATGAGTGGTTCGACTGGCAGCAAGAGCAGGCCAAAGCGTAAGACTGAATAGGGCACACTCCTCAATTCTAATTCATACTCATAAAAGGAGTTGCTCGAAATGGCAATTGCATACGAGACCGGAACGATCTGGTCTTCAACTCTGCCCGCAGGACAGCGTGACTATTACGAGTCATTGCTACTTGAAGTTCTGCGAACGAAGTCGATTCTTGTTCCGTTTTGTGCGGTCAAGGAAGACTTCCGTGCTCGTGACACTGGCGTAATCATCTATACAGAGGTCATGGACACATCCCCGAACTGGAACCCCCTGTCCGAGACTGGCATCTGGCTAACGGGTGCGCACCTCGACAGTCGGTCCGTTCAAATCGGACTCGAAATTCACGGTGACGTGATCAAGGTGTCCGACTATAATGAGCTGGTGAACTACTGGGCCAATGGTGACCTTCGTGGTCTAGTCAAGGGCAAGCTCGGCCAGAACATGGTCGATTATCTTGACATCTTGGCCCGCAATGCGTTCCTCTCCAGCCCATACAAAACGTATGCCGAAGACGCAACGAAACGTACAGAGCTCGTGCAAGGCGACTTGTTCGACGTTGACCTCGTGGACCTGATGAGGGTACACTTGGAAGAGCGCGAGATCCCTGGCATTTCCAACCCCGGCGACGTTAACCCTGCGATCCTGTGCGCAACCACACCTCGTGTGTGCCATGACATTCGCACAGCAGCAGGCTCCAAATGGATTGAGGCACAGGAATATGCTGGCTCCACCCGTCTGTTCACAGGCGAGGTCGGTATGTGGGGTGGCGTGCGGTTCGTGAAAACGGGTCGCTTGATGCTACGAAACTACGGTCTTCCTTCTGTTCAGAAAGTCCTCGACGGCGCGACCGTTGTGGGTCAGGGTGCTGCGGCAACTGTGGACTCGGTCTACACCGTTGGTCAATCAGGTTCAACTCGTTACATCACGCTGGACGCAACCGCTGGCTTCGAGGCCGGTGATTATATCACCATCCATGACAAGGACGTTCTGGGTGATGACAACGAAGTGCTGGCAGCAGATGGCACGCAAGAGACCAAGCGCATCATTGAGGTTATTAATGGTACGACCATGTCTCTGGACAGCCCTCTGATGAAGGCACATGACAGTGGCGACAAGGTCACCAAGGGCGTGACAGTTCACGCTTCTATCTTTATGGGTGGCCCCGCTGTTGTCTACGGCGTTGGCGAGCGACCGCACCCATTGGTGCTACCGAAGATCGATGATCTCGGTATGGTTCAGCGGTTCTCTTGGCGCGGCTTTTTGAAAATGCAAATGTTCCGCCCCGAGTACATCGAGGTAGTTGAGTCTGGCGGTACGGTCAACTAAGGGGGATAGATGGCGACTGTGTGGGAAGACTTTCTTAGTGCAATTCGAGCTGATATTCAGGATACTGGGGAAACACCCAAGTACTCTGACGAGATGCTGTTCGTCTATCTAGGCGACGCACTCAATGACTACTCGATGTGGTTTCCGCTGCGTGTGGACCAAACTGAACTTGAGGGTTCAGGCACCGGTCCTTACGCCCTCCCGGATGACTACATCGCCGACCTATTGGTCGAGTGTCCCGAAGATCGCTTTCTTGAACGTCGAGGTCCCCGCCCAGGTATTCGCTATCCTACGCAATCGGGCAAGCCCTTTTTCTACTACACTCAAGGGGGGAGCTTGTATCTCAATAGCTCCCCCTATGATGCAGATGGGGTTTTCCTGACGTATGAATCCCTGCATCCAACACCTACTGCCTGGAATGACGCAGAAACTGAATTTACCGTGCCCGTGAAGGATCGTGAGCTTCTTCGGATCTTCATCAAGGCGAAGATTATGGAGAGCGTGCGAACTAAGCAGGCCGCCCTAGATCGGTTCAAGAGCAGGTTCGAGTCTGGTTCTGATCGACAAGATAACCCCCTCCTCCCGGAGGTGGAAGAGCTCTACGCCGATTACTATCGGAAGATTTCCGCTAGGCGAGGCGGCGGCACTGTCCTTCTCTATAGGTCAGGGAGACACAGATGAGTGGCATCCACGACGCCGTAATGATCCGCACCCAAGCAATGTTGCAAGCAGCGCTGATTGACGATATCGACGAAGACGATCCAGCGCGCGCAGGTGTGGTCAGGATCGGTCCACTCCAAGGGGAACCCGAGCCAGACACCGCTCGTATATCGGTCTGTATCTACGAGAATGATCCCGAAGATATGGAAGGTGGCGAGTGGCTGGATCGAATCTCCGAAGTGGAATGCGGTGGAGCCGCAACATTCCAGCGACGCTTCACTATCATCAGTCGAGGTCTCTTTGTCAATACAAAAGAGAACCTCACCAATGCCCGAGCATACATGTCCACGCTCAAAGAGCGCATCGAAATCGCAATTCTGAAGGAACAGTATATCGGGATAGTAGCAGGGAACGAGTATGTTGCTCGGGGGCCTCTGGCCATGGGCATCACCTCGGTCTTACGTCAGGGTGGTGGTCCGCCCGATTCGTATGACATCTTCCTAAAGATCCGTTTCGAAATTCTCACTACACGAACAGGGGTGTTTACATGACAGCAGCAGAAAAGTCCTTTATTGGACTAGCCAAACAGGACGAAAAAGGTACGCCAAACACAACTGACGCAGAGTTCAACTACCTTCTCTTCCGTGCCGGTGGTGTTGCTCCTCAAAACATCGTGCTTCCGCTTGATGCGGAGGTCGGTGGCGGGGCGATGCTTCGCGACATGGTGAAGGTGGGCGTCACATCTGGCGGAGCTTTGGACATCATCCCAAGACCGGATACCCTGGGACATTTCCTCTTGGGCGCAATGGGTGACATTGAAACCGCGAACGAAGATGGCGAGAGCTTTAAGCTCAAGTCCGATGCCATCATGGCGGACGTGTACTTGCAATCGATCCCACAAACTGGCTATGATATCGGTATTTCCAGTCCTCCAACTACCCGAACCTTGATTGTCAAGGGCACTGAGGGCGGTGAAGGTCCTTTGGCGGGAACTGTCACAGTCTACGGTACCGATGCACTCGATGCTCCATTAGAGGAGGATTTCATCCTCGATGGTGATGAGTACATCGTTGGCGAAGAAGAGTTCAAGACAGTCACCGAAGTAGATCTTCCTGTCCGAGTAGACCCGGGCGATATGGTTCGAGTGGGTTGGGACGATCCTGCTTACCGACACCTCTTCAAACTTCCGACTGATCAGTTCGATGCTCCGTATTACACGGTGCGTTCTGCGCCTGGTCAGTTGTGGGGCGAGCAGTTCCAGGACTGCCGCGTAGCGGGCCTAGCAATCACGTTTGCTGGCGCACGCTTTGTTGAAGGTGCTGTAACCTTCATGGGTGGGCTTCCCACTCCAGTCTCCATCGCAACCTGGGATGCTCTCACCTATCTAGACGAAGGTCCACAGTTCTTAGCTCCGACCTCGCTGGGTATTGAACTGCCTCCAGCAACCGGCCTGAAAGTCCTATCAGGTTCTGTAGCTTGGGGCTTGGCGATCCCGCTCGATGAGCAGTGGGTTGTCGGTTCATACTCTCCCGATGATTTCGACATCAATCAACGCTCCATGGTCATTACGATGGCTGTCAAGCTAACGAGTGACACACTCTACAAGAAGTTGATGTACGATGGCGTCGGCGCGGTCTCTGAATGGACAGCAGAAATCTACCGGGAAGGTCAAATGCAACTTTCCCTGCGAAGCCCAATCGAAGCATCTACGGGTAACCCGTATGAGCTTACAATCCGTGCGCACGATACAGAGGACAACATCGTCTGGTCGGCAGCACCGATTGGATTGCGAGCAGGGCGACAGATCGTGATGGCGGTCACCGGCGTGGTACTCAACACGAGTGCCGGAAATCCTATCGAAGTCGAACTGGTCAACACCATTCCGGCGTACTAAGATTTCTAACGGGAGGGGAGTACTTCTCCCCTCCCTCATAACACTCTGGAGGCTTCAAATGAACTTCGGCAAATATGCAGTTTTGCAACCCATCACCTACAACTTCAAGCAGGAACCGGAGTTGTGGTGGAAATTCAAGCCACCTACGTCTGGCGACGAGTTGACAATGGCTCGTTTTCTCAATCGGGGGCGATTGACGTTAGGCGAGGAAGGTCCTTCGCGTGAAGTTCCTCCCTCTTGGATCGAAGTTGCACACAAGGAAATTTCCATTATCTTCGCCGGTACAAACATTACCGACGACAAAGATCAACCCATTTTAGCAGACAACGCATCCCCCGAACAGGTGGAAACAATGCTACGGCTGATGCCGCATGCGATGGTCATGGAAATCTGGGATGCTATCGCTCGACACGTTCCTGGCTGGGGCAATCCAATGCGCCCGCCGGATGAGGACGAAGTCCCAAACTCGGAGAGCCGGGAGACCGAAAGCGAGATCTCCTTATAACGCTCGAAAACTATGTAAAAGACTACATAGTTTCTGGGGATGATAGCGACCCGCTGCTCTCGGCACACATCAGTCTGGTGCTACAATCTAAGAATACCGGTGTAGATGTCTTCCCCTCTACGATGGGGGTACTTGATCGACCCATGTTTTTTGAACGGTACTTTCGCCACTGGGTAGATGAGGCATACGAAGAACTAGAAGGTTTCTCCTCCCAGCATCAATCTATTGTAAAGAAAGTCACGCAGGCGTGACGGGGGTGCCCGGAGACGCCTCCCTCCGGCCCCCCACTTTTCCCCTAGGAAAACCCCCATGTCTACTGTAAGAAAATCAGTTTTCACAGCATGGTACAATGCCATGCGAGATATAGAAGAAGAATTGCCCGAGCAGGCATTGAATGCGTTAGTGCGTTCTGTAAAGTCTGCGCACGGTCAATTGGAGATACCCTTTACAGAGCCCTGGGCTCCTGAATGGGGTGCGGCTCCAGCGACCGCACGTCAGGCTAGCGAGCGCATTTTTGGCGTTATGAACCCTGCACTACGAGCGATTGCCGCTACCTTACCGGAGTCTACCTACGAAGATGCCTACCAAGACATGGTAGTGGGTATGTACGAGGCTATCGAGACATGGGATGAGAAGAAAGGCTCTGCCGGTGCGTATTTAGGATCACGGGCTTTCTACCACTCATCTCAACGAGCCCGAGCAGAGCTGGATATGCCTGCACCGGTCTCTCGTCTAGGTCTCGACCTTGAGCGATTGGAAGAGCAAGCTCCGTCCGATCCTTTACAGGCTCTGAGGGGTGTCAATGTCGTAGACTTTGCTGGCGAGGTAGCACCGTACACTCGTCCTCCATGGTATCAGGAAGTACCAGGGAAGATCCCTACGGGCGGTCTTCCGATCTTTTCATTGGGAAGAAAATTCCGCCTATCGGTGGCGGGTTTTGAAAAGCTGATTCCTTATTTTGAACAAGGGATCGGATCTATTCAGCGCGAAGAGGTATATCCTATCAGCCTGTCTCCACAGCAGGATTATACTCCGGGGGTTCAGTTACGACAGTTCTTACAGGATGTGCGCAAGCAGACTCAAGGTTTTCTACTCGGTCGAGAACCTGCCGAGCTTCACCGAGGCAGCACTATTCAGGATTTCGAGGACTTACTGACCTACCGTATCGACGCTGAGGCTCCATCGTGGACAGATCAGGTACGGGCGCACACCGCTAGCCACATAGGGTGGTCCTTAAGTCTGGGTCGAAGCCAGTTTCCAGAATTTGGCGGTCGGGTGGGTGGATTACAGAGTGTCCAAACACCTTATGATGCACCTCTCATTGGTCGCTACAGTTATGTTCACACTGGCCGAGAGGCACCAGCAGAGCAGAGACTACTGGGTCTACTAGGAGAGTCCACGGCAACCACACAGGCACGCATTATGTATGCTCTTGGCATCGCCCGTGGTCAACACCCTCGTTATGTTTCCGGCGATCCTAGACAAACCAGAGAATGGCAGCGGGCCCAAGTGCAATTAGAACGCATGGGCCATCGTCAACAGTTCACCTATCTCCTCCCGGATTACGGTGGCGTGCCAGCCGAGTCTCAATATCTCGGAGGTCGTATTCCGGTATCGGAAACTCCACTTATTACTCCATCTGCTTTGGCTATAGATCCTGCGATAACCCATCCGTCCCCGTCAGCGACACGCCTTCCATTTACCGTTCAGCCTCAAGAAGCACCTGCTGGTGCTCCTATGAAAGCACTGATGAAGCCGCCTGGATTTACCGGCGCGGCAGGGGCCTTGGTAAATGCGCTGGAGAGCTCACAAAGTCTCTTCCATGTATCAGTAGAGTCATGGATCAAAGAAAACAGTCGTGCCATGGGGCGACTAGCAGGCGACCGTCCACTCATTGACGGTAAGATGCAGTTGGCCCTGTCTGTCGTTTGGGGTCAACGATCCCCTCAAGAATTGCAACATACCATTTTACATGAACTTGGCCATGCGCCCGAGTTTCTCCAAGGGGGCAAGTACGCCACATTTATGAAGCAAGCCTTTGGCGATCCAGATATTTTAGATCGATTCGATCCCAAAGAGCGGCGTTGGTATGAAGCCATGGCTGAGTCATTTACAGCCTATTTCCAGGGCGAGGATATACCTGAAAAGCAACGTCTCGTGATTGAGGCATTGTTGGCCGAAGAGCCTGAGCTACGTAATGCCATGCTGTCTGTTGCCAATGTCGATATCAAGACATTAGAGACGATGGGTGAGCGACCTGTTGCTGGCCCGGCGGGGCGGTCTGTCGAGATTGGCGTTGGTGATCTACCCAAGTATCTTCAAGACCCCCGCAATTTACCCGTCTGGGCCACAGACCCAGGCTTACGCAATTGGATTCAACGAGGTATCCCTGTCGTACCTCCTGCCTTGTGGGAATCTGTCACACCTGAAGCGCGAGAGGCACTATTTGCCATGCGCGGTACTGGCAACGCTGAGGCACTGGCAGGAGTGATTGAGGGATACGGCCTCAAAGCGAGCTACGAAGAAGCCGCAGTAGGTGCTGGTGTACCTGGCGCATTTCAGGATTGGAATAATGAATCTCTAAAGGCGCAGATTAAGACACGTGAAGCACAGGCGGCTAAGGCAGCGGACTCCACTCGCCAGACCGTGGATGGAGCCAGAACGGTTGCCACAGACCCGGCCAAAGCGACGGCATCAACTTATGCAGGATCTCAGGAGGGTCAATACGGTAGTGCATTCCGACGACCCGCAGGAGCTCCTCCGCCGCCAACGGAAGGTCCACCTCCCGTTGAGCCTGGAACAACTTTACCGGACGTAGATACCACTCGCCCTACTCGTTTACCTGCGGGCGGTGCAGTTTCGCTCGAACATTGGCAAGGAGCCATTGCTCATGGTCGGGAAGTTCTTGCGGCCACACGACCTTCGTCGGGTGGCGTTGCGGGCTATCCTGCGGGCGATGTTTACACCGACGCTCCGGGTGAAAAAATACTTATGAAGCCGGAGCACATAGCACGAGCGCGCGGGCTAGCGACACAGGCTTTTGAATCAGTAGCGGGTACGCCGGTACCGCGTGGTACTGCCGGTAGCGCAGTCGGTACTCATGCTGACCGAGCAAAACAGGCATTTGACAATCTAACCAAGAAGTTCGTGGATACGTATGTCAAAGAGATGGAGGACAGCGGTCAAAAACTGACACCTGAAATGCAGGAAGACGTTCGGCATCAAGCTCGTAGAATTGTGGGCACAGGCAGAGATTTCTTGTATCGAGTTGAGCGAGCCATGTCTGATAAACTTGGTGGCTCACGTGCTGGTTCCCGATGGAAGGCAGAGAGAATTGGTGCAGCCGAGCTTGAGCAAATGTCCCAAGTGCCGGGTTTTGAGGCATTGCAGACACAGATCGCACAAGCTGGCAACGTAGGAACTCTTGCCGCAGGGGGCGGTTTTATTGAAGGAACAGGCAACTTGGCCGGAATGGACTTCCGCGTACCACCTACTCCTCCAGGAGGAAGGCCATTTCAACGCGATGCCGCAGGTGGTCAACAAGGCGGTAACCTCTGGCGACGCATGGGCGCAGCCGGTAGTGCGTTATATGGTATGTATATCGCTCGCCGATTCTGGGGCTATACGGGTGATCCGGCCATACAGGCCATGCAAGAGTATCAGCAGTTATCCTATCAGTGGGGGCCTACCACTGGAGCTGGCATGAGACCAGAGGGTCAAGCGGTACAGCAGCGAGCTCTTGCACAGTATTACGAAGGTCTGGGGGCATGGCAGCAGTTTGGTGGGATTGCAGGTGCGGGACGAGGGTTTATGGCTACACCCGCTGGTGGTCGCCTAACTGCCACGGCTGAAGTTGCTGGCGGTCTGGGTATCGTAGCACAGGTTCTGGGTGGTAGCCTCGGGCCTGAGATGACTCAGTTTTTGACCATGGGTGCCACGAAGGGTATTCCTGCTATTGGCATGGCAGGCACCTATGCTGCCGCAGGCTTACTGGCTTTCGCTGGTATCAACGAGGGTCTCAACGCGGTTCTGGGCCAAAACATGGGTATGGCGGATCGTGTTGGGTCGTCCTTTCAAGCGCTTGGAAGATTTATATACTCCGGTATGTCTCCAGAACAACAGCAGGCAATGTTCACACAAGGTGCCCCAGGCGCGGAATGGCTCACTAAGGATTTCGAGGCTGAGGCTCAAGCGGAAGGTCTGACGGGTCTGACGAAGCTCTCCGATAAGACCGGACTGGCTATAGATGACCCTCGGCTAAGCGAGGCCGCAATGGTTGCCATGCGGATCACTGGCCAGGCCAGCGATCATCCCACGACACTACGTGTGGCCAAGATGATCGCATCGCGTATGACAGAGGAGGGTGCTTCGGCAAGTAGTATCGGCACTGGTATTCTCAGTTACATGTCCACCAAGGGCGCACGAGTAGGTGATATCAATGCCGCTCGCTATGCGTGGGACTATACAAAACTCTCACCGGAAGCGCGGGCTGAAGTTGATGAGACGAGTGCTCGCCACCAGCAAGTAATGAGCATGTTCCGTGCGATTTGGCCCAATATGGACTATGGTGATCTAAGTGCATTTGCTGGCAGGATGCCCTCGCTAGGTTTTGCCCAGCGACAGTATGGATACGCAGCGCGTATGGAAACCATGGGCGTTAGCGAGACTGTGGGGCAGGGCTGGAGTAGCGAGTTGATGACTATGGCTCCGGCTAGATCTGTTTCTATTATGGCAGGAGCCGAGACTATCGGACAGTATCTAACCCCAGCGCAATTTGGTGCGCATACGCCTGCGATACGAGATTTTCTGCAAGATATGACTATGGCGCAACGTACAATCTGGCAGGGCATGGCCGAGGGTGATCCGGCTGCGTGGAGCTTGCAGTACCGTGCTACAGGTGGCGCTGCGGGCATTCCATTCATGGATGCAATGGGACAGCCTATTTATGAAACGAGCATGGCTGGCATGGGCACTATGGCCCAGCGAGCAGCAGGCCAATTCGGTATCAATCCAATGTTGGCGGGTAGAATTACCCAAGCGGCTCAGGGTGGACCTGTTACGGGTTATCATGTTGCACAAGCGTTAGGGCTGTCTCAACAAGGACAAGAATACTTCCAACAGAATCCACAGGCTGGAATGCAGGATTATCGCTGGGCAATGCAACAGCGAATGGGCCAACTCCAGATGGGCTCTATAGGTCTACAATACCAAGGTATTCTCGCCCAACAGCAGTACCTCTGGGGCGGTGGGCAATGGACGGGTACTCCTGCTCCTGGTTCTATGTGGGGCATGGAAGATGTCATGCGGGGTATGCAGAACCAGGCTCAGATGGCCGGGTTTGGCTCCACCTTACAGCGTATGGACACTGGGGCTATGTTCGCTCGCCAGCAGGAAGCTATGGGCTGGGAGCGGATGCAGCTACAGCAGCAGTGGCAAGGCTACACGATGGGCTTCCAGCGTCAAGGTCAGCTTCAGCGGCGTGGCTGGGCTCGGGAGGACTGGCAGTATCAAGACACGATGCGCTCTCTCCAATTTGGCTGGGGTATGGAAGACCTCGACGAAGCCATTCGGATGTCTTCTGGTAGACAACGCCGGACGTTGGTGAAACAGCGTGAGCGAATGACGCTGGGCCAGAACCTTGAGGAAACTCAAATCGAGCGTCAAAGAGCGCGTCAAGAAGAGATGTGGGCTCGTGAAGACGAGATGTACCAGAAACAGATGGAATACATTGCTCACATCACCGAGATGGACGAAGACCAGTTCAAGATGAACGTAGAGCAGCGAGAAGAGCTCTACGAGATGGACAGGGAAGAACTCAAGCGTCGGCTTGAGGAGTACAAGGAGCAGTATGCTCTTCAAACCCAGATCATCGATAAGCAACGCCAGCATCAGGCTGATGAACTTGAACGTCAGAAGGCCATGCTGGGCATTCAAATGGAAATTGCCCAGATACAGAAAGAACTGGCCGAGGACGAAAAGAAAGTCAAGGACAGTTGGAGGAAGGACATGGCCGAGTTCAAAGATATGGGCACTCTCCATCGTGCCGAGATGGTGGCGAAGGCTATTAGCAGTATGGCCAAGACCCTCAATGGCGTAAACATCTTCAAGATCCAGCAGCTCGAAGAGATGTTGCTGGCCGCGGACTTTGACTAAGGTGAATGATGAATAATTATATTACCCTAGACGGCAAGAAGTACAAGACTCGGGCTGAGCAATGGCAACCCATTGTTGGCAAACCGGCTCAAGTAAGGTATAATTTAGATGGGACGACAGATGCTACCTTCGGACCAGCGACGCCCAATGAGTGGGTAGGTCAAATTCTGGGTCCGGTCACTCCCGATGGCGAGGACTGGGGGGATATAGATGATCTCAGGACCAGCCTAGCCAAGACTACTGCCCTGACTATGGTTGATCACTATTCGGTCGAGTACAGCGTCTTGTCCTTAGATGGCTTTATGGCCGAGAGTCGCTCTGTGATGTGGGATGCAGAGACCAATGAGTTTCGTGTCATGTGCCGACTGGTGAGAGTATATGCGTAACGTTTCGGATGATCTTATCGCCAATCTAACACCCCTGCGCACCTTCGAGGGACGACTGACTTTCCGCGATACCCGATTGGTGTTTGAGGATCGCGTGTTAGCAGATAGTCTGGGATTGTCAGACCCATCGTTATGCGATGGTAGCCTGTACGACACGGGTATTCTTCGTGTCGTCAGTAAGTTTGACGATCCGGTATTCCATCTCTATTATCAAGACGTGCCTGATCTCTCCCTCCTGGACTGGCCTAACTGGGTCAACGTAGGAGCAGAGCTAGCCGAGAACTCGCGACCAGGCATTGAGGGTGCGAGGGTCTGGTATCAGAAGCTCAATGGCGATATTGTCTACCGAGACTACGATGGTGATGCGTGGGGAGATGAGACACTTGTCACTTCCAACTACGCAGCCTACTCTGTTGCCTGTGCTCCCGTCAGCGATGACGTTTGTTATATTCATTACCTGATCGATGACCAGTGGGGAGCAATCGCACGGCTCAGTACCGCCGTGGCTCCGGTGAATTGGCAGGGCCGGGTCTATGGAGAGATCCAGACCGGTATTTATTACTTTGACGCAGTAACCCTAGACGGCACCGATTACATCTACATGGCCGATAACAACGATGGGCGGCTGATGACGCTGAAAGTGCTGGGGGATGTTTGGAGCGACTTAACCTATGTCGTTCCACTGGATGTCGTAGACGATACGAGCTTTTTCAAGCTCGGTGCGGCATCAGTCATTGACGATAAAGTCTTCCTCACTGGACGATTGTCCCGTCAGACCGACTATGACCCGGTGGCATTCGACATCTACACCATAGGACCTGAGAACTACACTATGGGTAGAGACTTGTTCATCATACAAGAAGAAATTTGTGGAAAGTTTTACTTGATTTCCGATACACTATACTACGCAGGGGTCAATACTGTAGCTGAGGCACCTGCGACACTGCTGGTAGGCTACGACAATGAAGATCTCAAGCTGGCGACACAGAAATTCAACACGATGCGTATCCAGTGCCAAGCCAATGACGCCTATAAATTGTCTGTTGGTCTCGATCCATCCGTAGAGCACGCTGCTCTACGCCTCGGGGCTGAAGTGACGGCTGAAGTGGCCATCTCTGATGAGTGGTGCCAGATGGCCAAGTTTGGTGTGGACTCTCTGACACCGTCGTATGACCAGCAAGGCCAAGATGCTGCACTGATGGGCCGGGGTTTGGCTACTAAGAAACTGGCGAATTGGATGTCTGACCAGTCCTATGACTACTGGTCGCAAACGAAGCAATCCTCCGACCCCGCTGAGCTCGCTGAAGTCATCAGAGCTTCAGGTACATTCGAGGTCAACGAAGGCCCATTGGAGTTGCTCGATCTGAATGAAGACGGTGTATTGTATATGGTTGCCAAACCGTCTCGGGGTGGATTGATGCGAGCTCGGTTCTACAAACCGGCTGGCGATTTCGATCCTATGTATGGCGTAGCACTCAACTATTATCGAGAGCAGCGCTATGAAGCTGCCGAGCGGTTAGAGATTGATGTTGAGGATGTCTCCGATGCCGAGATCGGGCATAATGGTATTCTCGCTCGATGGAGCGAGACAGAGCATGAAGGGGCAGATGGTGTTGGATTGTATTTATGGAAGGATAATGTCCTAACATTGATCACCTCCGTAGCCTTGGAGATCCCAGACGACACTTGGCATTGGTTCCAAATCAACTTTCACGACGGGCTCATTCAGGTCTATTACCGGGAGGAACCTGATACAGCTTGGGAGCTGATACTGAGCACGATCTACGCCGACGCCGAATATCTTCCGTGGAAGCGTGAGAGCTTTGGGCGAGGCGCAGTCTATATGCGCAACGGAACGATCCACAGTGAGACAACTGGGTTTACCAGTCTTTCTATGAGTATTCCCGTGGAAAGCGTAGATGACTTTCCGGTATCGGAAACTGTACTGGTCGATGACGAGCAGATTGAGTACGATGGTAAGACGCCAGGTGAGGGTCCTGGGGAGTTGGAGTGGACAGAGGGATCTACGCTCTTCCAAGCCACCCATGGAAATCCGTATTTCGATGACTTGACACTGGCTGAGAAAACTGACACGGAGAACCCGGCAGACCAAACCATCGGCAGTAGTGAAGATGATATCTTTTTTGGCCAAGCCCTGTATTTTGCTGGCGCACCGGAAATGGAAGGAAAGGGCAAGTTCCGGCTTACTCAAATCAAGTATAAGGTACGTAAAGTCGGCAATCCAGGGCCACTGTATTGCCACTTTGCCACCGACAATTTTGATAACGTCTATCCTTATAACAAGAATTACAACATCATCCAGACTTCTCAAGTAGCCGCGGAGGACGTGGGTGTTGATTACGATTGGGCGGAGTTTGACTTCAATACGACATGGTTGATGGCAGATGCATACTTCGGCTTTCTGTCTCTCTCTCCCGACACCTTAGAATTTATATATGACGAGGAAAACTATTACGAGGTACTGATCGACGACCTCGCTACCGAAGAGCCATTTCGTAACGTGAGGCGGTGGAGCTGGGGCACTGGTAACTGGTCTACCTTGGCTGGTTTCTCTGTGCCTATGATAGTCATCGGCGCAGACCGTTCTGGTGATGGGAATGAAATTTACATAGATGGTGCTGGTGCCGATACGCCGCGTGAGTTCTATGATGGGATGGCACTTGTTGTGACTGAAGGTCCGGGCGAGGGTTGTATCTTCACTGTCTCGGATTATGACTTTCAAGCTCCTGATCAGTGGGAGCCCAATCAAGAGTATGAACCTCCTGACAAATGGCAAGATCACATTGGTGATGCGGAGCATGGTGAGTGGGTAGTACCTGACCTTTCCCGTATCTTTACGGAGGAATTTACCGAGGGTATTCTGGGTCCTGGGTCCAAGTTCGAGCTCAAGCCTGCCCTCTTGGTTACCACCCGAGGAGCTAACGAAACCGACATTGTCTCACATGGACCTGGCAAAGTGAGCATTTACTCGACATTGAAAGTACAGTGCGACCGTGTGGACTTCTATTCCCTTGAACCCGACTGGATGATGGAGGATATGATCCAGGAGTTGGGCGTCAAGGCTGGTGTGCGGGACTTCGAGTTCGATCAAGTCCTAGAGCAAGGTCTTTCATTTGAAGTAGAAGCTGACTGGGGTACACCCGAATGGGTGGCAGATCGTACAGATTGTATCGTTCGTTTCACAATGCCTGCGCTGGTTGGAGATCAAGAACTAGGCGTAGTCTATCGCTCTGTGACGGATGAGGCAGAGATTGATGAGCTAGTACAGGGCTATCTCGTTACCATTACCGCTGACGACACACTGAAGTTCTACATCTTCGGTGAAGGTCCTGCCATAACCTTGTTGGAAGAGTTTCCGATAGGCTTCTCGCCGACCGGCGAAATGAGAATCAGCGTCTACGAAGATAGTTGCTCGATCTGGGCTAACGGGCGGTTCTTGCATACCTTTCGAGATGGCACTTGGTTGGACGGGGAGTATGCGGGTGTCGTGGCCTATGACGAAGTGCTGGTAGATGTCCGGTGGTCTAACTTGGATATGAGGGTAGACAACTTTATCTTTGATATGGGACAGCGGGCCTCTCAATTGCTAGGGCAATTGATTGGACCGAAGCGGATTTACTTTATTGACGGGCAAGAGGGCACACTCAAGGCTTTCAGGGCTCGTACCGATGTGGGCGAGGTGCCCAGCTTGGCATTCCGAGGTGCAAAAACACAGACAGAGCTATCGTTATTGACGCGGATTCGTTCTGAAGGCTACGAGATTGCCGAGATCGTAGATTACGATAATCTTAAAGAATACGGCAACCTGTTTGGCATGGTGAATGCGATTGAGGCTAACGATGCTTGGGAAGCCTATCGTGAGGGCTATCTGACACTTCAGGATTTGATCTCCCAAGCCTTAATGTGGGAGCTGACGGGAGCCGCAGATCCTCGTCTGGAGCCCGAGGATATCTGCGTTATGGAGTTGCCTCCTGGCGAGAATTATGGTTTGACTATTATGGCCGTTGAGTTTATAATGAGCAACAATCCTCAGATGCCAGCATTTGATATGGTTCTGACAGCCAGCGATCCTGAAGCGCTGGGGTATGAGGTACCGGAATAATGACACACGTAGGCACGACAGCGAATTTAGTGTCGATCATCCAACGTATTCTGCGGCGTACTACCAAGTACAGGCCGACGGAAGCGACTATTCACGCCATTGATGGAACCAGATTGGACCTCCAAGTCTCGGGTTCGGCGGTCTTGCTTCGAAATGTGCCTGTTATTGGCAGCGTAGAGAGCCTGCGTCCTGGTCAGATCATTCAATTGCGGTGGGACCATGATAAGCCCATTGCGTTTGCGACAACGGACGCCGGGGCTGTTGAATTTATCACCACAGTGCAAGCGGATGATGATACACTTGAGAATAGCCCAATAGGGCTGCGGGTCAAGGCTGGTGGCATTCGTCTCTGGCACTGTGCCTTTGTGCCTTCCCTAGAGGGACACACCCACAAGGACATCTTCCAGCTTCACGGCTGGAGCGTCACTGAAGACGGTGCAATCTTTCAGAATGATACGTACATTTATCCGGACGGGCAGATTTCTCTGGGGTCCGGAGCGAATGTAATCAAGCTGGACAGTAAGCACCCATACTTCCGTATGTGGTCTGGGGCAATTGATCCAGAGGATGCTACTTTCAAGGTCACCGCAGACGGTCAGATTATTGCCACCGCTGGCTCTATTGCGGGCTGGGATATTCTGGAAGATCGGCTCAGCAAACAAGATATAGAGCTGCGCGCTGATGGTCAGATTACAGTCGGCACCGACGACGACGTGGCTGTGCTGTCTACCGTAGATGATGATTGGCGGTTATGGATCGGCAACGAGATACCTGGGGAAGCACCGTTTCGGGTCAACAAGTGGGGCGATATCTGGCTGGAGAGTGGTCATATTTACGGTATTTTACAGTCCGAGAACTACATTGCGGGCCTCCAGGGTTGGAAGCTCTTTGCGGACGGTACTGCCGAGTTTGAGAATATCATTGCGCGGGGACGTTTGGAGACCACAGTCTTCGCACAGGCAACTATCTCTACGGTCTCCGGACAGCTACTGCTCTCGTTGGGCGATGTCCTCTTGACAGACGTAGATGAGGAAGATGAGTTTATCGATCTCCAGTCCGATGTGCTACCTGCGGGTGCTATCATTCATATCAAAGCCAGCTCCGAGCGTCAGGAGTGGATGCGCCTGTTAGCAGATCCCACACCCGCCGCTGGTGGTTTTCACTACGCAGTCGAGCGGGACTTGAGCGGGACAGGTGCCTGCGACTTCTATGCTGGTGAGGTCTGTGTTCGCAAGGGCTCGGGTGTGGTGGTTAGAGATGTCCAGCCCCTAGCCGCCGGTGTGGAGGGTGGTGAGTTTGGTGAGTATCAGCCTGGCGGATCTGGTGCCACCTCCGGGGGTGGATGGCTGATTTGCGATGGTGAGACACCTTTCTTTGGTGTTAACGCTCGGTTTGGTCCTGAGTGGAACCAGTTCTCCCGCGTGGTACAGATTGGTAACCTGGTAGGTTGTCCCCTGGAGGAATATGATACCGAGACGTGG